GTAAATGAAGCATTGGTTTCTGATAGTAATGATCAACCAGTACAGATAAATTTAGATCATTTAAATGCTAGTGATGGTATAAAGAAAAAAGTTAGAGAGAATTTTAAATTTGTATTAGACTTATTGGATTTTGATAAGAAGGCACATGAAATCTATAGGAATTGGTATGTAGATGGTAGACTTTTTTATCATAAAGTTATAGATTTTAAAAATCCAGAAGCAGGTATACAGGAGTTGCGTTATATTGACGCAATGAAAATTAGATATGTAAGACAAGAGAAGAAAAAGAAAGGTGATCAATTTGTAAGGGGAGCAATTACAGGATTAAATACAGGCAATCCAGAAAATTATGAGTTTCCTGAACTAGAAGAATACTACGTATATACTCCAAAACAAACATATCCCACTAATACTACTGCTGGAGGTGGTGGAAAAGGTTCAATTAAAATTGCAGCAGATGCTATAACATACTGTACGTCAGGTTTAGTTGATAGAAATAAGGGATCAACTCTTTCATATTTACATAAAGCAATCAAATCACTCAATCAATTAAGAATGATTGAGGATTCTTTAGTAATATACAGACTATCCAGAGCACCAGAAAGAAGAATTTTCTATATTGATGTTGGAAATTTACCGAAGGTTAAGGCAGAGCAATATCTTCGTGACGTAATGATGAGATATCGGAACAAACTTGTCTACAATGCTGACACAGGAGAGATCCGAGATGACAAAAAGTACATGTCAATGCTTGAAGATTTCTGGTTGCCTAGAAGGGAAGGAGGTCGTGGAACTGAAATTTCTACTCTTCCTGGAGGTCAAAACCTTGGTGAAATCACGGATATTGAGTACTTCAAAAAGAAATTATATAGGTCGCTCAATGTACCCACATCAAGAATGGATGGAGAGGGAGGATTCAATCTGGGAAGATCCTCAGAGATATTAAGGGATGAAGTTAAATTTAGTAAGTTTGTTGGACGTTTAAGAAAGAGATTCTCAAGAATGTTTAATGACATGCTGAGAACCCAATTACTCCTAACGAACGTAATTACTCCTGAAGATTGGGAGATAATGAGTGAGCATATTCAGTATGATTTCTTATATGATAATCATTTTACTGAATTAAAAGAGACAGAATTATTAAATGAAAGACTAGCATCTCTTGCTACTGTTGAACCTTATATTGGTAAATATTACTCTAATGATTGGGTTAGACGTAATGTACTTCGACAAACTGATGAGGAAATTAGAGAAGAAGATGAGAAGATAGAAGAGGAAATTGCAGATGGAACTATTCCTGATCCTGCTGAAATGATGTTAGATCCTGAAGGTACTGGTGGATTAAGACCTATGCCAATGGATGATTTGGGAGATAGTGCTGCTGGTGGTGAACCAGATGCTGCACTTAGATCTATGGATGTAGATGCTAAAGCAACAACTATGGATGCAAATATAGTTAAACCAAAAGGCGGGGAGATTTAGTGCCTATCTATAAAGATAGAAGCAAACAACCAAGTTTTACTGTAAATTTGGTTGAAGATGATGTTAGATTAATATATAATGCTGTAGATTTTTACCATAAAAATAGACCTAAATCAGCAGAAAGACCACAACATATGCAAGAACCAACTAAGCATTTAGAGTGGATGAAGAAAGTTATGATGACTATGATGATGGAATGTAGTTTTCAGCAGAATAAATAGTGTCTAAATAGATTATAGTTACTCATTTGACACTATTAATATGGATGAACTTATGGATATGATTGCTGCGGATGATTCGGCTTCACAGGTTAGTGATAAGATTAAGGATCTTTTATATGCAAAATCAGCTGAAAGAGTTGATGGATATAAACCTAATGTAGCTAATTCATTATTTGGTGATCAAGAATCAGCAGATGAGGTTGAAGCAGAAGTTGATGCAGCTGCTGCAGTTATTGCAGGACAACCAGAAGCAGAAGCAGAAGTAGAAACTGAAGTTGATGATCAAGAAGAAGAGTAATTCTATAAATAACTAGTAAATGAATTTTAATACTATAAGGTTTGTATAAATGGCTCTCAATCCCGTAGGAAGTGGTTCCTCACTTGTTGTATCAACAGATACGGCTAAAGTAATTGCAGCAGGAATTGCTCAACAAGCTAAATCCTTAAGGGTTACTCTTGTAGGTGCATCTGGATTAGAAGGTGCTCACATTAAAACAGGCACTATGCCAACTGCAACTACTGCAGATTTTTATTTGGTTAAAGGTGAAACTGCAACACTTAATATTGACAGACCTTCTTCTCAAAGAGTCACAGGTATTACCACAGGATCTACAACAATAGTTCAGTTTCCTGAAGGAACTGGTACACCATTTGGTGTTGGGTCTAGTGTTAGTATAACAGTAACAGATCAAAGTTATTATGACGATATTATTAAAGATTCGTCAGTAACTGCAGTAGATAATACTGCTGGTGTTGGTGGTGCTTTTGCCACAAGAATAACACTTGATGCTGATACTTCTGGTATTGTAACTGCTGTTAGTGGTTATGCAACTCTGAGAAATTCATTTAAAGTTAGTGCTCTAGCTAAAGGCAATGCTGCTGATGTAACTGGTGCATTATATTATCAACAAGTTCAAGTTACAGGGGAAGCCTGATGAAACTCATTACGGAAGAAATTGAATCAGTAGAATTTCTTGTCGAACAAAAGAACGGCAAGAAGTCCATGTATATTGAGGGTGTTTTCTTACAAGGAAACATAAAGAACCGTAATGGTCGTATGTATCCAATGGAAACTCTTCGTAGAGAAGTTGGACGTTACAACGAAAATCATGTTCAATCAGGAAGAGCTCTTGGTGAACTTGGTCACCCAGAAGGTCCAACCGTTAATCTGGATAGGGTCTCTCATAAAATAGTATCACTTAAAGAAAGTGGTTCTAACTTCGTTGGTAAAGCTAAGATTCTTGGTACACCAATGGGTAAAATTGCATCTTCACTTATTGATGAAGGTGTTAAATTAGGTGTTTCTTCAAGAGGAATTGGTTCTTTGAAACCAACTCGTGAAGGAATTAATGTTGTTGGTGACGACTTCATGTTGGCAACTGCTGCTGATATCGTTGCTGATCCTTCTGCTCCCGATGCATTTGTTGAGGGAATTATGGAAGGAAAAGATTGGGTCTGGGATGGCAGTATACTACGTGAAAAGTATGCTACTAAGACATATAAAACAATCAATACATTAGTTGATCAGAAAAAATTAGACGAGCAAAAACTCTCGTTATTTAATGATTTCTTATCAAACTTATAAATATTCTAAATAAATATAGATTTAATAACGTATAAATCGGAGCGGTTCAAAATGTCTCGTGGCACAAAACTACAAAAGATGGAAGAAGAAGTGAAGCAATCCAAGACTGCTGTTAATGCAAATGCAAAACCAGCAGAACCTATGGAGAAAGGAGCACCTTATGAAGATTTAGGTGGCCCTACCCCTGAAAACTATAGCCCTACTAATGATAGTGCTAAGTTAAAGGATCCAGCGGGATCATTAAAGCAAGTATCCGATGTGATAACAAACCGCAAAGGTAAAATGAAAGCAGAAGAATCAGAAGTAGAAACTACTGAAGATCAAGAAGTAGTTGTAGAAGACGAACTCACAACAGATGAGGTAGTTGCTGAAGAGGAAACTGTAGAAGAAGAGACAGTTGAAATTGATATCGAAGATGATGTCAACGCACTTCTCGGTGGTGAAGAACTATCAGAAGATTTTAGAGCAAAAGCAAAGACAATCTTTGAAGCTGCTATTAACTCTAAAGTTTCTGCTATCAGAGAAGAAATCGTCAGAGAGCACGAAGAGAAGCTTTCTGAGGAAGTAGAAGAAATTAAGGTAGAACTACAAGAACGTGTAGATTCTTATCTTGAGTATGTTGCCGACGAGTGGTTCGTTGAGAACCAACTTGCCGTTGAAAACGGACTTAAGGCAGACATGACCGAATCATTCCTTGAAGGAATGAAGGGTCTTTTTGACATGGAAACCAAGCTCAATGAGCAAATAGAAAAGAATATCGCACTCAACAAAGGTCTCGCTGAGGCCACTGCTGATGGTATCTTAGAATCTGTTTCTGAAGGTCTTGCGGCCACACAGAAAGAGAAGCTCGCTTCACTTGCAGAAAGTGTAGAGTTTGAAAGTGACGAAGAGTATCGTGAAAAGTTGGAGACACTAAAGGAATCTTATTTCCCCCATAAAAGTGCTACAGCAAGTAAAACTGAAACCTTATCAGAAGGAGTAGCATCTGCACCAGAAGATATTTCTGGATCAATGGCTCAATACGTTAAGACACTTTCAGCTTTCAAAAACTGATTTTAAAATTAATCAAACTTTAAACATTTACAAGTAAACTAAGATGTTCCAATCAGAACACCTAGTCGAAAAGTGGAAGCCCCTCCTAGAACATGAGGGTCTTGATAAAATCCTC